ATGCAATCCTTCTGAAACTTCCAATATTCTTTAGGTGCTTTCAATCTGATATGTGTGAATACCTGTTCAGGTAATTCATAACATTCTTCAGTCTTCTTGAATATTGCACCATATTCACGCATTTTGGATTTCAACCTATCAATGTTTTTATATGGGTCTTCTTTGTCCACAATCTTGTGTTGAAAACCACCTGAATCAATTGTTGTCCAATTCACATATTGCCTGTTATATAGGTCTTCTGAAATCTTCCAACCTAGCAGGTGGACTTGTGTCCATAGATTTTCATATTTACCACCAACAGGTGTTCCTGAAAGAAGAATCACATGTGCAGGTTTCATCTTCAGGATGAATTTTGTCTGCTTTGCTTTCTGATTCTGTATCAAAGATGATTCATCAAGCATCAATGTGAAATCATATAAGTCAAGCAATTCTTTTCTTCTCCAAGCCAATTCATAATTTATAACACCAACTATGAAGAATCTTTGTCCTTGTGACAGTCCATGATATTCACCAAGCTGTTTCTTATTGGTAAGGTCAAACACCTGCATCTGATAGTTATCTGTGAAGTGTTCCACCCAATCCTGAACCTTTGATTTCTGACACACAATCAAGTTCACTTTGCATCCAAATCTTTTCATCATTTCTGACCCTGTGAATGTCTTACCAAGACCCATGTCATGATAAACTGCAATGTTGTCAAAGTCCTTTGTTTCCTGCAATGCTTCTTGCTGATGTGGAAACAGGGAAATCATATCTTGATGCCTGTCACATCTTCAAAGATTTCTTTGTCAAAGTTTGGCATTGCTTTGATGATGTTTTTGTATCTTTCAGAAAGTGAATCCCACCATAACTGTCCACACTCTGATTCATCAAGAATCTTTAAGTAACCACCAACAACTTCATATTCAGGATGCTGTTCTTTTTCTTCATCAGTCATATCATCTGACCAAATCCAATCAACAACATTTCTTGGAATCTGATTCAACAGATATCTTGCATCTGAATTTAACCAATCACGATAAGTCCAATCTGAAGGTTTATTGAATAAGAAGATTTTTGGTTCTTCTGTGTTGAAGCACCCATTGGAAAAGTTAGTCTTGTTCCAATCACCGCTGTTCCAATTACCGCTGTTCCAATTACCGCTGTTGCAATCACCGCTGTTGCAATCACCGCTGTTCCAATTACCGCTGTTGCAATCACCGCTGTTCCAATTACCGCTGTTCCAATTACCGCTGTTCCAATTACCG